CTGGGCGCAGTGCAGTGTGAAGTCAGCCTAAGTGGGTTGGTTTCCCATATGGCTGTTCACCTCGAGCGTAATGCTCGACGGACCTAAGGAGTTGTGGATCCTTGCCGGAGGACGGTGCTATCACCACACGCAAGCGTGCGCTCCCGTTTACCATACCGGGATCGTACACTTACCGGGTGGATACGCGATGTGACGGGAAGTCGTTTCCAACGACGACCCGAAACGTTGCGCAGAAGCCTGCCAACCTGCAAGGCTCACAGATTACTGTGAGCGAAAATCACTCCTCTTGGAACAAACGTAGACCACGTTTGTTCGGGGATATTGGTGGAGAGTTTTCATCCAAGCGGACGTTTGTGGAAGTTATCCCAGACGTTCGCCAAGTGATGACTGGCTCTGTTGCTGGCAGCTGCCCCGGGACATGGCAAAGCTTCACTGAGTCCTATATAGGACCTGTGTGGCCTACCATACCCGATGCTTTCCCACCCTTTGCCAACTCCGGCGATGCCGGTTTGTTGTCTTGGGGTACGAAGGCTATAGCAGCTTGCAAGCCCACCAATCCCACCGTAAGTCTCTCAACCGCCTTGGGAGAAATTCTCCATGAAGGGATCCCTAAGCCTACAGGGATCGCTACCTGGGAATCGAGGACCAGCGCCGCTAAAACAGCGGGGTCTGAGTACCTCAATCTCGAGTTCGGTTGGGAGCCAATCAAGTCTGACGTAAACGATTTCGCTAACGCGGTCGTGAACGCCGGCCGGATCCTTGCTCAATTTGAGCGGGATTCCGGAAAACTTGTACGGCGGAGGTTTGAGTTCGATCCACTTGAATCCCATGTTGTACAGAGAGTGAACAATAACGTTAGTCCTTATGCTAATGTTTCACTCTTTGATGGGAATCAGAACAAGGGCAAGATCATAGTGATCCGAGATACCACAATAAGGCGGTGGTTCTCGGGGGCCTTTACGTATCACATACCACGTGGTAATACAACCAGTGGAATGATGCGTAGAGGTGTCGCTGAGTCTAATCGACTCCTCGGCATTTCCCTCACTCCAGATACTCTCTGGAATCTTGCACCTTGGAGCTGGGCTGTTGATTGGTTTACCAATGCCGGAGATGTCATTTCGAATCTCTCGGACTGGGCCATTGACAACCTGGTGTTGAAGTATGGGTATATCATGGAACACACTGTGAACCGTGACACCTATACTTTCTCCGGACCTACCGGCTTCGCCGGTGGTGGGAGACCTTCTACGATTGTCGTAACGTCTGAGACGAAACGACGTCTGAAGGCAACGCCCTATGGGTTCGGGCTTACCTGGACGGGTTTCACACCCCGCCAGCTAGCCATCATCGCTGCTCTTGGTATAACCAGGAGTTAGCGATGTTCACGCTGTCTGCGTGACAAAACGCCAAAGGGAGGCCAGCTTTATGCTGCGTCTCCTAGGAATGAGTTGCCTATGTCATTTACCGATCCGCAGACCGTCACGATTAGTGCTGTCACCACGCCGCTCCCACGAACTGCTGTGGGGGACGACCGAAGTGAGTACACTAGCGCGGACGGGCTCATCCAAATGATCGCAAGCCATGATTATGGCAAGCGTACCAGGCGGATGCTGCGTCTCGACACGTCAAAGTTGACCTCGGACCCGTTTAAGCCGTCGGAAAATGTGAGAGTCGGGATGAGTGTTTATCTCGTCTTCGACCTCCCACCCGCTGGCTACACGAGCACTGAGGCGCTTGCCGCATACACTGGGTTTAAGACTCAGTTTACGGCGAGCACTGACGCGCTGATTTCGAAACTCCTGGGCGGTGAGTCCTGAATAACAGGCCAAACCACCCAGATTGGTGGTGTCCCGGTGTTCCAACGGTATGTATTTACATCCGTGGGCGTCGGAGATCCCATCCATTCAGAGTTCGCATCAGTAGGCGACGGTAAGACGTGCATGATATGCGCGCCCCTAGTCCAGGTGATCCGGTTCGGGCAGAAGCCCGAGCTGGAGAGTCTGGGCATAGGAGAAGTGTTAATAGTGAACGCTCTGCCCTTGCAACGAAGAAATTCGTAGCAGTGGTTAACGTTACTGTTGCACTCCTTTACCTAGCGGTCGACCGCTCTATTTCAATTGTCCTTAATTGGAACAGTTGTTGAGCGGGCGAGTAACCAACCATCACATAAGTGAGGTAGTTAGCAGTGAATCTCAATCAGATCGCCCATTTTCGGGCGTATGATGAGGAGATGTGGAACGGCATGGAGCAGGACGATGTCCTGTTCGCTTGCCAGTCCGCTATCCCAGGCGGTACCAACCCGGTCCGCATCGGGGCGTTGATTTTCTCAACGTTTCCGAGCATTCCGAGGGAGGTCGGCCTAAACGCTGCCTTCCACCTCAGGTCCATTGCCGAAGCAAGGCTTAACGGCCAGCTTTAGCTTGGATTTCCCGCACCGAGAGATTCTCGGGTAAGGACTCGTGTGGTGGTAGGCTTGTCGCCAGTATTCCAGCAATGGCTGCTGGTGACAATGTTGGCACAGGCTAGGGAATCTAAACCTCTATTAGGAGGCTATGATGAAAAGCCTGATCTCATTCTGGTCCGTGACGGCCAATGAATTGGCCGTCAGATGCTGCACAAGCGCCGATCGCGACGTAAAATACGTTGCGACCCGGGCTCAACACGAGGGGCTATGGTTTTTGGCCGTAGTCCTGGCGAACTTTGGTAAAGTCATCGAAAAATGGCTGGACCAAGGTTTCGTCGTCCCTTCGGACGTCCCATCCTTCGCAAGAGGGGCGGGACGTCTTAATGGTCTCCCGAAATTTCTCTCGGGTTTCCTTGGACGTGTGTTTTGCCCTAGTAGTGGCGCACTTTTGGACGAACCGGACATCGAAGCAATCTTTGCTTTACGCCAGTTAACACTGATGTTTAGCAAGATCGCCCTCCCGGGGGAACTCCTTGAAGGAGAATCCCCTTCTGGTTACGACCGTAAAGTCGTTAAACCAGAACGCGAGAGGCGAGCGATGCTCGACTTCGTCCAATGTGAGCAGGATGTACGTGACGCTGACGCTAGGCTTGATCCCGTCGATATGGCGAGATTTGAGCGTATGTCATTGATGCTCTATGGCGAACTATTTGCTAAGATGGACAGAGATGTCCACTTTGGCAGAGTCGTCATGAAGCATGGCCCAGGCGCTGTCGCTGATAGACTTAGCAGTAATGCTAAGTTTAATCAGCGGACCTGGACCTCACGCCTCAAGGAGGTGTTTCCTCCTGAGGAGCACCTCGTGCTTAACCAATCACCTGAAAAGGTGGAGGAGCTGCACGAGTCGCTTACTACCCTCGAACCCGGCGCAGAGATTCCCGTTAGGGTAATCACTGTACCTAAAACGATCAAAACACCTCGGATAATCGCGATTGAACCTACTGCGATGCAATATTCGCAGCAAGGTCTTTTGCGCTCTTTCCTTGATGCGCTTAAAGAGAG